TGCCCTGCCTTGATGGCGCCTGACGTCACTGATACGACCGTAAGCGTCGTGCCAGAGATACTTGCGACTGCCACAGCCTCTGGACTGAAGGCTACATCGAAGTTGTTCGGGTTATCGATCACGTACGCATCAAGAACGCCGTCGATGCTCAGCACGGCACCAAGAACCGAGTCGAGGTAGCCGACTGAATTCAGCGCGACCGCAGCTTGACGTCTCGCCTCGAAAGCAGCACGGCTTTCGACGTTGCTTCCGATGATACCGTCGGCCGGATTATTGATCGTGTCCCAGCCTGGTATCGTCCTGTAAATACGATTGAGCGTATCGGCAGGACACGGAACCGGCCCTACAGTCTGGCTTGCAAACTCGAGGCTGACTGTTCCTCCTGATCCTATGACGCCGCCTGAGATCGCGTAGAAGATGCTGCCATCTGTCGCGATGGCAAGAGAGTTGGCCGGAATAACCGTCGTCGGGAGCCCTGTGCAAGTACAGGTCGCGACAGTGGATTGTCCAGGAAGACGCGTGAGGAAGTAAATACGTCCGATGGCGTCCTGCATGCGTCCAGTCGCGAATGCAGGATCGATACCATTGGCAAGAGATACGAAAGCAGCGTCGGCAGCGCCAATGATTGCACTGTCGCTCGTAACGAGTTGACCCTGCGGTGTAGGGTTGAGCGAGTCGCCAAAATTGAGCGCAGTGCCAAAGGCTGTGTTGAAATCCTCCTTGCGTCCCGCAATAATATCCTGCTCCGTAGGAACTACGAAGCCGGTATCAGTCAGGGCTGGAGGCGGAACGTTCGTGTCGGCCATTTAGAAACCTGCGCCAGCGATGCCGCCGGTGTTATTCGTTATCTGGACTTGGCCGAGCACCGTTCTGTCGCTCAAGCTCTCAATGAAGCAACGTGCTTCAGTAACGCCCGGAACGAGAAGAGCAGCAGCCGTGAATTTCGCTTTCATGAGCGGCGTCGAAGGAAGCCTGCCCAAGATTTCCTGCCAGTATGGAATACCACGATCGGTATTATACCAAAGCTCGCCCTGGAAGAGCCGTATCTCACTCGCTGCGTCCTGTGCCTGGCTATCGGGATCATGCGCAAGCGCCATATTCCCCGATGCGTTCAGTACCAGGTCCCAGCTATCAGGATCAAGCTTCATTGTGTCCATTGTTTACTCCGTGACTGGCGGGCCGGTATTCGACGAACCACTCTGCACGCCAGAGTGAACGTGACCGGCAAGCGTGTGCGTGCTATTGTTCGAGGAGATGCCGCCAGTCGCTGAAATGTTTCCATCGACAGTGAGCGTGCCTCCTTGCGGCGTGATCTTTATACCGCCAGCTTTCATCTCGATCACGCTTCCACTCTTGTCAGTGATCTTCGTGCCATCCTCAGACGTCTCGACGATGTTGCCGTTCTTATCCGTCAGCTTCAAACCGCTATCTTTGAATTCGACGAACTGGTCAGGTGTATCGGCGGAAAAGCAGCCAACGTATACACCGTCCGAAAGATTGAAACGCCGCTCCGAACCCGGATTTGCTACGGCGCCTGACTGCTTGACAGCCGACATATCCCGGCACGATACCATCAATGTACCGCGATCTCCTACCTTTGGATCGCAGATGATAGCGTTGCCGCCACCCTGCGCGCGAACAGCAGGAATATCGTTGATGATGCCGTGCTCCGTAGCGAAACCTTCGCCGTCTACCTGGTTCACCATCGGCTTTACGGTGAGCCTGGGCAGAGAGGCTGTCCCTCCTCCCGACACTCCAGTCACGATGACAGGTATGCTAGTCCACACGCGTGCCATTTGCTGGTTGAAAAAGAAAACGTCGCGGTTGAACTTTGAAGCAGTATCTTCCGGCCGTTGCTGTCCGAAGCCAGCTGAATTTGGATCAGTCATCGTGTCACCACGGGCGCACTCGGATTATAGAGGCCGAGCGTAGAAAACCATTGCCCATTAGGAAGCTGGCAATCTAGCGAATGATCCAGCGTGAAGATTGCCCACGTACCATTGGCTGGAGTAAGAGAGCTGACTACTTTGGCCTTGCCTCCAAATTTGAGAGCAGGATTGAAAAGCGTCGTCACCAGCAAGCCTTCTTTCGTGAAGGCAGGATAGCCTCGCATACCAGTGCGAATGCTGATCTCTACTGGATCATCGTTAGTAGTATTCTTCCTGGCGCCGTTGCGCGGCCATGCAGCAAGAATGCCATCGTCGATCGTGCAAGAGATACCTGCCGTGTCCGCTGCCTCCCGCATCTGCGTCCAGGCAGAACCACAGTAATACGGATTGGATATGATGATACCGTTTGGCACGCTGGTTTCGTACACAAGGTTCATCTGCTTGGCAAGACCGCTCAAGATCACATTGATATCGACGCCGCCCGCGTAAGACGTTGGCTTCACAGGAGCGACCGCTTCAGCGCTTCCGATCGATGCTGTAAGGCGGAAAGCAGTTTGAGGAGCTGCATTCATATCGGCATAAGCATCGACGATATTGCCCTGGAAAACAGTGAACATACCTTTCTCGTCGTCGCCTGCTTTCATAGTGACAACGTTGCGCGGTGTCGCCTGTATCCGCATCCCGAGCGTCGACAACTCATTCATCTGAGAGAGCGTCATGCCGTAGATAGACGCAGTAAGCTGGCCCTTCGTAGCTCCCCCTGCCTTCACTACTTTAGTTTGCATGCGGAGATTTTTCAGCGTCAGCGTATTCGCAGACGTTCCCTGGAACGTCGCCGAACCAACGAGCGTTATCGTGATCTCTATTTTACGCTGGACGAACGACACGACCTAACTCTCCCTAGCCAAGGTCTTCAGGAGCAAGATACACCAATTGAAAATGCGAACCTAGCCCTGTATAGTCCGGGTCCTGCGAAGGCTTGCCACTCTCGCCAAATGTATCGACAAACATGAAATCGCCGACGAAGCCGAGGTATGCATCCCGTATAATACGGTTCAAGTTCTGGCAGATAACCATGCCTATGATTTTCTGCGTAGCGATCGACACGTCGATGTAAAGACCAGTAGAGAGCTGGCGCAACGTCAGCTGCGTCGCCTGATCTCCCAAAATGACGTTGACTACTTGCGCAGGAACTGGCTGCAGCGGAATGATGAGCATCGCTACGGCGCGGACATGATCTGGCGCCCTTCATAGCACCAATACGTCTCAGACGTCACCGCGCAGAAAGGTTGCCAGTAAGCTGGCGGGACCTTATACCTGCATTCGCCCGTAGTCGTGTCGACTTGTTGGCCTTCGACAGGCTCGAGCCGCTTCCAGGCCGGACAAAGCGCGCACGTTCCAGTTGGATTAGCCATCAGTCATTCTCCTCAAGCGTTAGGCGATATTCCAGTCGGAGCAGATGTACCGCCAGCCGCTGCGATTGCGTTGCTTACAAGAGTTGCTTGCTCGGGCGTAGGCTGCTGCGGCTGTACCTGGCCGCCGTTAACTGTCTTCGCTCCATCAGGCTTCGCCGTATTCGAAAGCTCCGTATCGGCATTTACACGAACTTCGACAAGCCACACATCTATCATAATGAGGCCTACACCGTTCTGGGCATTACGCGAGTAATCCTGATGGACGATATTGACACTCGTGTAAGTAGCCTCGGGCGTCACTACATCATACAGCTTCAGGTTTCCAACGATCGCCTGCAGCGATTTGATGAGAGCTTGCCGATTATTGAAGCTTCCACCCGAAGAAAAACGGATGCGAACATCGAACGGCATCTGTACCTTATCGTAGCTCTCGAAGGCACCTTTCTCGAGCGGATAATCTGATACCGTATATTCCTGCTTGTACTCAACGTTGATCACGTTATCGAATGTGACGACCGATTTTCCGCTCTGCGCAAAGATACCCCACTCCGGCGCGATGATACCGAATGTCGCAAGATCGCGCGTCAGAAGGTTCGGGCCACCACCAAAACCGAAGATCGATGGGCGAAGCGCCATTACAGCTGACCATAGTTGGCTTGAGCACTCTCGAAGCGTTCGTCAAGAGCGCTCTTCACATCCCGGCTAATGCCAGCAGCATCTGTTGCCTGCGTATGAATGTTGATCTCGCCGATACTGATGGATGAGCTATTTGACGGCGCACTGAGACGAATACCACTGCTGACATTGGCTGCAGCAGCCGCGGCCGCTCCGCCGCCAACGGGAGCAGGGGGAGCAACTGGCGGCGTCATGAGGTTCACCGCAAACGCGCGGCGTATCTGTCTATCTCTTGCGCGGTTTTTCTCGTCAGGTATCTCGTATTTGTCGAGCACGGCATCTGTAGCTTCATTGTAGCTCTTGGACCTTGCGAGCGCTTCTCCAGCGGCTCTATGCGTGTTGCGCAGTTCCCAATTTATGAAGTCGAGCTGCTGCTTGCGTGAAGAGCCCTCAACATCGACGCCCATGATTTCTTTGAACTTACGCTTGCGGGCTGGATCGGTCCATTGCGCGAGGCCTCGACCAGGACCGGCACCACCATTCTCCTTGGCGTTAGGATCACCGGCACTTTCTCCCATCACATTGGAATAAATGCCGACTGCTTTTTCGCGCGACCAGCCTTCTCCGTTCAAGCCTCCTGTCCGCATCAGATATTGAATATCCTCCTCCTGCTGCTCGCGCTTCGCGGGATCAAGTTTTCCACTTGCGCCACCTACCTTGGCAGCAGCTTCCTTGTCTGCGGCTGACGTCTCACTATCGGGCCCGACCAAATCGTGTCCTGTAAGTGCCTTCCACACTGTATTGGCTCGAGTTATTGCCCAACCAAACGCAGAACCAAAAGCGTGTTTGACCGCATCATAAATCTTTGGCCCCGCATTGACAATTGCCGTACTCATGCCTTCCCACAAATTATTCCAGACCGTCCGCATCGCGCCAAGAACGTTGCTCCAGTTTTTCCCCATATTGTCGTACATATCGAAAAAATATTCGAATACTGCTACCAATGCAGCTTTCAAAGATTGTCCTAGCGCTGTCATACCAGGGCCAACGACAGCTGCTATCTCACGCCACTTGTTGGATGCCTTTTCTGCTATGGCATCCCAACCATCCTTAACCAGCTCCATGAATTTCCAGAAGTCTGATTTTCCTGTCTCGTTGTAGTCTGACCAGTCGTTATAGAGGAGCGCAATCGCAGCAGCCAACAATCCAATCATAGTTATTGGACCGCCAAAGGCAACGCCCAATGCTGTGACCACTGCAACGATAGCCCAGAATGCTTTCTCCATCTCCTTTGGATGCGATTGGAACCACACGAAAAGATCGGTAAGCCGCGTCATGATGCGCTCGAGATACGGGCTTACCTGCGTCAGCATGATGCGGCCGAGCGTCGTGAATGATTGCTCGACGCCTGCCATTGCATATTGGAATTTCTGCGCCGCTAGAGCCTGCTCCTTCGTTACAGTGCCCCAACGCTTTTGATCTGCCATGAATTTGTTGAACGCCTTGTCTTCAGCGAGCAGGATATTGATCAAGTCTTGACCGATACCCATGCCCGTCAAAAGCGCTGTCGCACGCGCGCCATCCATTCCCTGCACAGCCTTATGCAGTTCCGGCAGCAGATCGATAGCGGTCCGCATATTTCCATTGGCATCGGCAAGCGACAGGTTCGCAGCCGGCGCTGCAGCCTGCAACGCACGGAAATATGGAATGATCTCGCTCTCGCCAGTCAGCGAGAGACGTACCAATGCCTGGTTAAGACCGTTTATCGACGAGGCAACGCCATCAGCCGATCCGCCGGTTGCGGTAGCGATACCACGCCATTTCGATAGTTGCTCGACAGTGGCGCCTGCATACACAGCCATCTTGCCGAGGGCTGCGCTCGAGGCTGTAGTATCGCTGATGAATTGCTTGAGTCCTCTTCCTCCTGCCAAAACAGCAAAGAGAAGAAGAGCCTGGTTTCGTAACTGGCTGAAGAAGGCTGCAGCTCGCTTGCCGCTCGCCTCCATCTCCTTCGCAACCGTAGCAGACTGGTTACGCGTTTTGAGCAAAGCTTCAGCTGCCTGCTTGCTGCCTTGCGTAAAGCCAGATGGATCAAGTCCAAGAGTGACGATCAGGCTGTCAACGACTGTCGGCATTCCGTCACCCTCCCTTCATACGCTTCGCGTTCATCTTCTCGATGGTTCGGCGATTATGTCCATCGACAATCATGATCTCGAGGAAGTCGTACGCATCCTTGAGACCGTAGACCGTTTGCAGCTCGTGCAGTGTCGCCAGCCTGGACGACACAACCGCACCAATAACACCAGGCACGTTAGGGTAGTTTGCTAGCCCGCTGACGTCGCCATGTTCGACCTGGTCGAGGGCACGGCGGGCAAAGAAAAACCCGTATGGAGCTGGAATACCTCCATGCGCAACGTCAACAACGTCGCAACCTCCTCCACATCCCCCTGCCCTACAAGTGGTCGGCTGATGTTCTTGTTGCCTGGATCAGGATAAATCTCGATACAGGACATCATCTCATCGAGCAACGGCTTCACTTCATGTGGGTCCAGCTTGAAGAGCGCACGAAAGCCTACGACGGCAATCGCCTGCATACCTGCGCCCATAGCGTCGTCTGGTATCTCTGCTCCTCCTTTCCCGATCGCCAGGAGAAAGCGAACAGCCCACCATTCGGCGGCGTCCGCACTCATTTCAGTAAGCTTGAAAACCTTACCCTTGTCACGACCTTCATCAGTAATCGTGACGTCCAGCATCCTTCTCATGAAAAACCCTCCCAGGTTTTATTAAGCGTGGCTTAGTTTGGCGCAGGCGTAACCTGCTGCCAAGTGATCGAGAAATTCACCGGCTTCAAAATTTTGCCGGCGTCGGGGATCGGTTTATATCCAGTAAGGAAGCCGTTGACGAGAGCCCACTTCGCACTCAGGCTCTTCAGCGTGATGATGCCTGCTGCCTGGAATGTATCCTGGGCAGCGACCATTGCGTTGAACCAGT